TCTCAGCTCAGCGCGTCCTTCAACTTGCGAAGAAACCACCATTCGCAGGAATGGCGTGATTCCAACGTTTTTAAGGGTTTCAGACGGGCTTCAAAACGTTTTTGCCCACATTTTGCCCACATTCTTCCACGCCCGTCTCCACCTGCACGGCGGCATCGAGCAGACGGGCCACGTCCATAAGGTCGCTGTCGAACAGATCCGCGTACACGTCCAACGTCATGCTCGCGTTCTTGTGGCCCAGCATCCTCTGCAGGGCCTTGACGTTCGCGCCCGCATGCACGGCCAACGAGGCGGCGGTGTGACGCAGGTCGTGAGGCACCGGCCAATCGTCCCGCTTCCAGCCCAGACGGGTGAGCGTGTGCGTCCACCATCCCGTCTCGCGGGCGAGGCTCTGCTTGCGGATAGGGCCTCCACGCACGTCACGGAACACGCGCTCCTCGTGTTCACGTTGCTCGCATATCGGTTTGAGCGCGTCCATGACTATGCGGGGCATGGGCACGTCACGGCGTTCGTGGTTCTTCGGGGTGCCCTCGGCCCATTTGGCGTTGACGTATACGAGGTTGCGGCGCACGTGCAGTATGCCGGCGTCGAAGTCGAGATCGCGTCTTTGTAATCCGGCCGCTTCGCCCCATCTCAGCCCGCAGAAGCCCAATAGCAGTATGAGCGCCCGGCGCTCCTCTCCCAGCTTCCGGCAGTTCGACGCTTCGTTGGCGAGTGCCAGCAGTCTGGTAATGGTCAGGTAGATGCGGCGATCCTTGCGTTTGGGGAGTCTCGGCAGTTCGATGCCGTCGCACGGGTTGGAGGAGATGAGCTTGTCCCGCACAGCCATGCTGCATATGCCCTGCATGATCTGGTATGGGCGGCTGACGGATGGTGCGCCGGACTTATCGATTATGCTTCCGACCCATGCCTGGACTTCGGCGTGTGTGATGCTGCCTATCTGCCGTTCTGCCCATTTGGCCTCGCAGTGGCATTTCCATGCGCTGTCCATGTTGGAACCCGAAGTCGCCTTCCAAAACGGCTTCTTTTCGGCAATCCACTGGTCATGCAGCGTGCCTATGCGTTGTTTGCCGCCTTCCGGGTCGATGTAGCTGCCGGTGGCCTTGGCTATGGTGACGTGTTCCGCAGCCCACGTCTCCGCGTCAATCTTGCGGCGGAAGCCCCTCTTGTCGGTTTGCGTGCCGTCGGGTTTCCGATAGCGGACTCGATACCTGTTTTCGCCTTTGGCCGTCCTGTATCTGGTGATGTTCGCCATGATTTTTTCACTCGCTCATACTTGTTTTCGGTTTTAACGTGTTTTAACTGGTATTAATGTGTTTTAATGAGATTTGACGGATAACAGGGAAATTAATAAAATATTCTCTTTACGCCAAAATCGGAAAGGAGACGGCCATGACCATGACCGATACCGGCGTGAAGCCGATTCCGGCATACGTGCCGCCCGAGGACGGCAAGCCACGCAACGCCGTGGACGAGAAATGGATGAAGCTGACCCGCAGCGCCCGCCATTACATGGAACGCAGGGCAAAGGCCCGGAAGGAAACGCCAGGCCTATCGGCTATGATAGGTAGGCGAAGCGTCCTCCTTTCTTGAACTAGCTGGATTCTTCACTCGCCCTGCTGACGCTGCAACGCCGGCAGGGCAATTCTTTTTAATTGGTCGAATCATGTAGCGACGGTGAATCGATGCCGCAGAAACCGAGTGCTATGTGGTTGTAATCGCTGACATCAACCTTCAACCCGTCAACATCGGGATTGTCTTTCCATACGTTGTTCAGGTCGCCGTTGGCGTATTTCCAATCTTTTGCCATCCCGTTGAGCGGGTAAGTCGTTCCGTCGATTGTCATGACGACGGCGTTATGGTCTTTGCATTCGACGGTCGTATCGTCCGCCGACCAAGGCCAGTATTCTTCCGAATACCCGTAATCGTCAACGAATGACTGTTTGCTGAGCTCATGCGTTTTCGCGAATTCGCCGCAAGCTGCAGACGAGGCTAGCAAAAACGCCGACATCATGACCGCGGCCATTTTCTTCACCGTACTTATGTCCTGTCTCCTAATTTATCGCGCCGAATGAAAGTACCGATGGATTGTCGTTCGTGCCGCCCACATCACAGCGGATCGTCTGCGTCACAGCGTTGTTGACGAGGACGTCGCTGAAAACGATGGTCGTCGTTCCGTCGTTGTTGTTGGTGATGTCAACGTTGCTGAGCTTGTAGTCGAATCCCTGCGGGGCTTCGATGTTTGCTTTTCTCTTGCAGGCCGCTAGGGCATGTCCGTCCGTCACTGTCGATGAGTTGCTCTGAGACGATGAATCTCTGTCGTTTGACCACCAATTCGTGCACAGTCCCCAAATAAACAAGCCTACGATTATTGCGATTATCATAGGGCCGAATCCGGTCCAGTCTGTTTTCTTCTTCTCCATTTTCGGATTCTCTTTCTCTAATTGGTTACATTTTCGTGCAGCCAGTTCTTGTAATCTTCTATGACTTGTACGGTCACATCGAGTTCGCATGCGATGAGGTACGAGTCCGCACCGTACATGCGCTCGGCTATCGCGTACTCATGCGGGTTGATGAGACGCAGGGCGGTATATAGTCTTGCGCGGCGTTCGGCTTTCGACCCGTAGGGACTGCAGCCTTGGTCGTGGTTGTGGGCGTGCACGAGCTCATGGCAGAGGGTACAGCGTTTCTGGAAATCCAGCATGGTCTCATCGATAACGATGAGGTGCTTGGGTTCATAGTAGAAGCCGCATAACCCCTGCTGCAGCTGGCATTCCTCCACCCGAATGCCGCTGTTGGAGGCTTCCCTCAGGAGGTCGTCATAGGTGACGTTTATCGTCCTTCGCCCCCTTCCCTTTCAAGCTCCTTGTTCCGGTCATGATTGGCGGCAGCCTCAAAGGTTTCGGGGTTTGCCGCGAACTTCTCTGCCAGCTCTTCTCCGATGCTTGAATAATGCTTCGTTTTCTTATTTGATTGCTTGAAATTATCTTTGGACAATGTAGGGATGTCATCTACTTCGGAAATAGGCCGAAGATCTGAATCAGAGTCCTTCTCGCTTGATTCGTTGCGTAGACGAGCTTCGTTCATATCCTCATCGGAAATCACGATAGGCTCATTCCATCGAGGATTCCGCTTTGCTGCTCCTGCTGCCAATCTGATTGCCAGCTCATGAATGAGCTCCTCATCTGTGGCATCACGAAGAGCGTCGGAAGATTCTGATTTTCTCAAATCATCGTCATCGATAAGACCCACCGCGACAAGACCGTCGATAGCTGATCCACCGTAAGCTCGCGCAATCTTTACCACGTTTTGCGGGGATAACTTATCTGGGAGTTGTCGGTAGAGAGACGATGGGACGATGCCTGCATTGTCGGCCACGGTGTTTTGACTGTCGTTTCCGACTGTTTCCTGGTACCACTGTTCAATGTTCATGTTTTGCATTATGCAACATTTTCTGTTTCTTTGCAACACGCCATGTTTTGTATTTCGCTTGACTTATTTCGCATTGTGCATTTTAATAATTCGCAGAACGCAACACCAAGGTTGCGAGATGCAAACCACTGAAAGGAGGTTGCCTGAGATGGCTTACGCGATGACCTTTAAACCGGATTTCCTCGAGCGCTGCAAGCGCATGAGCGGGCTGAAATCCAATGCGGCTTTCGCCGGCGCTATCGGCGTCAGCGAAAGCGTGCTGTCGAAAGCAATGCACACCAACATCGTCTCCCCGACGATGATTGTCGGATTCAACCGCGCATTCGGCTTCACGCCAGGTGAAATAGCCGAAGTGACCGAAATACCGGACAAGGATCTCAAACCCGAGGCGGTGGCGTGATGGTTAGGACCTACCGGCTTGGCGGCGCGGAACGTGAGAGGGCCCGTGCGCTGATTCGTATTCTCAGCATCGACATGGATCGTGTCAGATGGTTGGACGGCCACCCGATGACGGTTCGCGTGTTTGATGACGGCAAATGCTGGGTCGAATACACGGGACTCGTCGTCTGCGACAAGGAAGACATCGATTTCTGTCTCCGTGGGCTCGAGCCCGTGGATGTCGGGCCGGGGTCTATAGGGACAGGATCCGGGAATGCCGGAACAGGATTCTTCGCGAGGATACGCGGATGTCTCTCGATTTCGAGGTCTCGACCATCGCGACGATGACGGTGCCGGACTCATGGCGCTTGAGCTTGGAGGCTCCACGGTATTCGACGATAGCGCCGCCAGTCGGCGTCACCCGAATGTCTCGTTCGGTGAGCCACCCGTTGTTGCGCAGTATCCACCCGTCCCCATCCGTCTTATCCACTCCCCAATCGGTCGAGAGGTACAGGCGTCGTTCCGCGTCGAAGGACAGCAGCAACGCCGTCAATCCCATCCAGTTGTCCGCCAGCCATTTCCACATGGCTCAGATTCTAGCCACAAAAAAATGCCGCCGATTGGAGCGGCGGCGAATGTCAGATTGAAAGAAGGTCCAAAATGACTGAATCCAATGTACAGCCCTTCGAGTTTCGGGGCAACCCGGTCGCCACGGTGACCACCGGGAACGGGACGGTGCTGTTCTGCGCGAAGCACGTCGCCACCGCACTCGGATACAGCAACACCCGTGACGCAATCGCAAAGCATTGCAAGGGTGTCGCGAATCGCTACCCCCTTGAGACGGCCGGTGGAATCCAGCAGATGGTATTCATCACCGAAGGCGACGTGTACCGCCTCATCGCCAGCAGCAAGCTCACCAGCGCGGTCGAGTTCGAGCATTGGCTGTTCGACGAGGTAGTGCCCCAGATCCGTCGTACCGGCGGTTACATTCCCCAGGGCGAGACCCCGGAGGAGACGATGGCGCGCGCGGTGCTCATCGCGCAGAAGACCATCGAAGAACAACGGAAGCAGTTGGACGAGCAGAAGCCGAAGGTGTTGTTCGCGGACGCGGTGGCCACGAGCAAGAGGAGCATTCTGATCGGCGAATTGGCGAAGATCCTCAAACAGAACGGCGTGAAGACCGGCCAGAACCGGTTGTTCAAGCAATTGCGTGAGGACGGTTTTCTGATGAAGCGCAACGGGAATCCGAACATGCCGACGCAGAAGAGCATGGAACTGGGGTTGTTCGAGGTCAAGGAAACATCGATTGCCCATTCGGATGGTCATGTGTCGTTGAACTTCACGACGAAGGTCACGCCCAAGGGCCAGCAGCACCTCATCCAGAAGTATCTGGGCTGCACTCCCCTTGACTTGGAAGCGGGTGCGTGATGGCCGGTAGTCAAATCGAATCGTCTCTTGACGGCTGGCCGATCGCCAAGGTGGCGAGCTTCCTTGGTGTCTCGAAGGGCAGTCTCTACGTGTGGTCGTGCCACGACAAGTGGGGAGGCCGGTATCCGCCCGCGCCGAAACGCGTAGGCCGCAGGCTCGTTTGGAATCCACAGGAGGTCATCGACTACCGGGACCGGCGGTGCGCGATAAGCCGCAAGGAGCTGGTCTACGGCGAATAAGGGTTTCCCGGATTCAAAACCGGGAGAAAAGGAAGAGGCGCCGGCGTCGCACTGTCCAAGGTTCACGCCGGCACCAACATCACCAATCACATTGAAAGGAAAACAAGTGATGTCAGGACACAAGATTACCGGAATCCACGCCATCGGCGTCGAGATCCCGAAGGGAATGTCATTCAAGGAGCTCATGGAGCAGCTGCTTGAGGGAGGAGAGGCTGAGTTGGAGAAGGAGTTGGACGAGGAGACGCGCCAGCCGGAAACCGGCAAGTGCGATTGTCCGGTGTGCGATCCAGACAAGGACACCGTGGAGGAAAGATTGTTCCATCCGGTCGATCAGTGGCAGCACGCCGTCGATGTGGCCAGTGACGTGCATGACGCGGCCGGCTCTCTCGAACACGCGCTGTTCGAGCTGGGTGAGAACCCGTTGGCGTTCGAGGCGTCGATGATCCTCAGCCAGTCGCTGACCCTGCTGCGTGCCATCCAACGCAAGCGCAAGGAGGTTGCGGAATGAGCATCGAAGCATTGCGCAAAAAGAAGCGTATGCGCCGACCCCGGCCGAGGTTAACGGACGGGCAGAAATCGGCCGTATTACTGGCTCTCACGTTCTGCGAGGGTTGGCTGGTCGGTTTCGCCGGCACGCATAGTCGCATCCCCAGTCCGGTGGGTACGCCGCAGTGGATGATAACCGGCTCGCTCGCATTGGCGGTCATCCTGCCGCTCATGTTCGTGGGAATCCTGTTGAAGTGGGGCGGCGATGGAACAGCCAAGTGAGTTCACGCTCTGCCTGCCGGGCGACCCGGTGCCGAAGGGGCGTCCCCGCGTCTACAACGGGCACGCGATCACTCCGAAACGCACCGTCAGGGCGGAGGAACGCCTGTTCGCGGAATTCCATCTGAAATACCCGCAGGCGAAACCATACCAGTGCCCTGTCAGGTTGGAGGCGGAGTTCTGGATGAGCCATAGGGGTCGGCCCGACCTCGACAACCTGCTGAAGCTGGTTTTGGATTCATTGAACGGCGTCGCCTACGTGGATGACGCGCAGGTCGTCGAATCCCACGCCAGCAAGCGGATGCCCGACCTATGGGTCTACGGGTCGAAGGGCCGCTACCGGAAGCGCAAGAGCGGCGACCCCTACACGTGTTGCGGGCACGAGTACGAGCCGCACCTCTCTATCCGTATCAAGCCGCTCCCGGAATGGGAGCCGAACAAGCAAGGAGAACAATCATGAGCAAGCCGATCAACGAGCCACGCATGGTGCAACAGGCGCTCGTATCCGACGAGGACCTGAGCTTCGAACTGGCGGCCCTGGTGCCGACCGCGAACGGGATCACGAACGCCGCATCCACGTTCATCGACAAGGCCACCAAACTGTTGCTGTCCGACAAGATCATACTCACCAACGAGCAGCATACGGCCGTCACGTCGGCCATCGCCATCGCCCAACTGACCGTCAAGGAAGGCGCGGCCATATCGAAGCTGCTGCGCAACCCGGACGCTTCGGCGGAGGTCATAGCCGGACTGCGACTCACCTCCGAGGACAGGCAGGATGCCTGACCGGCGTCTTTGGATGCCGCGTTGCAGGACATGCGGGCCGCTCGGCAAGCCCACCGGACTGGACGAGGCGGTCACCTGCTGCAACCGGCACACGAACCAGACCAAGCATCAGACGGCGTGGTATCCCACCTACGCCCAAATCATCGTGAAAGGCACATCAAATGACTGCGAATGACACGTCAACCATTGAAACCACGGAGGCCGTGAACCCGGACGGGGAATTGCGCCAAGGATTGTTCGCCGCGCAGGCGGCGCGCATCGTCGAACTGCAGGCCGAGATCGCCAGCCGACAGGAGGAAATCGACAATCTCAAATCCCTGATTCTCGACTCGCATCCGGTCGGCACCTACCAGGCCGGCAACCTGAAGGTGCAGGTCAAGCCGGGCGCGCGCCGCATCAACGCCGGCACGTTCGAAAAAGCCTACCCGGCCACCAAGTATCCCGGAGCCTACCAGTTGCGGCCGCGCCCGCTCAGCCAGTTGGAGAAGCTGCTGCCGCCGGACGCGGTGGCCGATTACGCGATGAGCGGCAAGCCTATGGTGGTGGTCTCATGAGCGCAGAACTGTCCAACCTGGGCATCGCCCAGATCGTGGAAAGCGTTATCGCCGACTACGACCTGCACGACGAGGACGGCAACGAGCTGACCGACGACCTGTACGTCATCCGTTCCGAGCAGCTCGACGAGCTGGGCCTCACCGTCGCCAGACGCATCCACAAGGCCATACGCGAACTGGAGGCGCAGGGCAAGACCGGTTTTCCCGTGCATTCGATGGCCTTCGGCAGCATGCCGGTAACCATCGCGAAGGACGGCGACCGCACCTACACGCTGCGCTTCGACAATTCGGACGAGGCGGTGGCCATCACACGGCTCAGCCGGACCGCACTCACGGACATCAAGAAACAGATCAACGAGTTTTTGAAGGAGGTGAAGAACCGTGAGCATGAATGAGGCGGTATTGGCCGTCACACAAGCCCAGCAGCAGGGTGATGCGATACCAGTGGACACACCGCCCATGACCCAGTCGGCACCCGGCATGGGCAAGCCGCCAGTCACGCCGAAAACACGGGTGGACACGATGGAGGAACCCAGGTTATGGCCGGAGATTCGCCAGCTCATCGAAGCGGATATCGCCAACGCTCCGCGCGAACTGCAGCGTGAGATAGGCCCGTCCGAACTGGGAACGGACTGCGTGCACTGCCTCGCCGCGAAACTGGCGGGCTGGCCGGAGCGTCGCTCCCCGGGCTGGCTGTCGTTCATCGGCACGTGCGTCCACGCGCATTTCGAAACCATGTTCTATGACCTGAACGGGGAGCCGGCGTTCCAATTCCCCTACACGAGCGAGGACAACGTGACCGAGCTCGTGGAACGGTGGCGCTCGGAGTACCGGGTCACCGTAGGCCGGTTGCAGGGTTTGCACGGCGGCTACGACGTGACCGGCAGCATCGACCTATGGGACCGCAAAACCCGCAGCACCATCGACTGGAAGATAGTCGGCAACACGACCGTCACCAAGGTCAAGGCCCACGGCCCCTCGCAACAGTACCGGGTACAGGCCTCACTCTACGGCATGGGCCTGCAGAACGAGGGCGAACGAGTGGAGCGCAACTGCATCTACTTCCTGCCCCGCAACAAGACCAGTCTCGGCGACGCATTGCCCTGGGAGACGAGGTTCGACCCGGAGCCCGGCAAATGGGCGTTGAGCCGCGCCCAACTGCTCGTCAACCTCATGGACTGCGTGGAGCAGGCGGAAGGCCCCGACGTGCGCGACAGCTGGATCAAACAGTTGCCGGCGGCCGGACCCGACAAGTGCTTCTCTTGCAAGGGTCGGGTCTGGCCCGACATGAGCGCGCTCCCCGAGTTCGACGCTAAGCCATGGCCGGACGTTCCCGACAAATGGCTCCAGCTCATCCCCTTGATTGAACCTGAATACCAGTTCACCGAATAACGAAAGGAAAACAATCATGTTCGGTCAGCAACCACAGCAACAGTATGGCTACCCCCAGCAGGGGTACGGCTATCAGCCGCAGCAGCGTCAGCCCGCCCAGTTGAGCTCGCTCGGCGACCTGCTCGCCGGCAACAGCGCCAAAGCCTACTTCGGCGCGAACAGCCAGCCGGGGGACACGGTGACCGGCGTCATCGAGAAAATCGAGACCACACAGGTCAACGACTTCCAGACCAAGCAGCCCGCCTTTTGGAACGACGGGCGTCCGAAGGAGCAGATCCACGTCATCATCCAGACCCAACTGCGCGACCCGAGCGTAGACGACGATGACGGCCGCCGCTCGCTATGGATTAAAGGCTGGGGCATCCAACTCAAGGCGTTTCGCGATGCCTGCCGTCAGGCGGGCGTGAAGATTCCGAAGCCGGGCGACACCATCACGGAACGGTTCGTGGGTCTCGGCCAGCGGGGCGACGCGCCCCAACCGCCGAAGGTGTTCGAATTCCACATCGAACCCGCGTCCAGCGTCAACAGTCTCGTCAACGGAAGCCAACCCCAGCAGCCTGTCCAGCAGGGCTCCCAGCAGCCTCCCGTGCAGCAGTCCCAGCAAGGTTACGCGCAGCGGCAGTACGCGCCACAGCAGCCTCAGCAGACCCCGAATCAGGGATATCAGACAGCTCCGGTGGACCCGTGGAACCCTCCCGCGCAACAGCAGCCGCAGCAACCCGCTCAGCCGGTGCAGCTCGGCCAGCCGCAGCAGCCGCAGGCTGATCCGATGAAGGTCAACCAGTTGAAGGCGGCGGGCAAGTCCCCGCAGGAGATCGCCAGACTGTTGGGCGTGCCTGTCGAGGCGGTCACGGCCGTCACCGACCAGGCGCAGCCGCAGAACCACGGAGGTTCGGAACAGCAATTGGAAACCGGTGAATTCTGATGGACGAGCTTTTTGAAGTATATGCAGAACCAGCAGAAGCAGCTGGCCACGCAGATCAGCGAGGTCGACCTGTGTCCCGAAGGTCTGTCGCCCGTCAGTATCGAGCTGCTTTCATCGAAGCTCGTGCTCGCAGGCTGGCATAACACCAAGGACTCGGATAAAGGCTGAGTCCCGTATTGCCGTCGCCGTATCCAAGCGGCCGGCCCTGTTGCGACGACGGGCACGGCACCACACACATTTTCACACTACGTCAAAGGGAGTTTCGAAGATGACCGACATCTACGGATACACGGCAGCCGCACCCCTGTACCGTGCGGCTGGATGGATGCAGGTCATCCCCCTGCCCGAGGGACGCAAGACCCCGCCACCCGCTGGTTTCACGGGACGCAGCCGCAAACCCGTCACCGACGAACAAATACAGTTGTGGAGCCAAGCCAACCCGAACATGAACACGGGCATCGTCATACCAGAAGGCGTGCTCGTGTTGGACATCGACGCGGAGCAGGGCCATCAGGTCAAGGCGGACGGGGCGAAAGGCATCAGCGAACTCTCTCAGGAACTGGGCATGCTTCCGGCCACGTGGAGCAGCACGTCGCACGGCATCGATTCGCCGGCACGCCACCTGTTCTACAAGGTGCCCGAAGGGCTCGCGTGGAAGGGCGGCGCCATCGAGGGGGTCGACATCCTGCAACCCGGCCACCGGTATTCCGTGGTCTGGCCGTCGATCCACCCGAGCGGCGAAATGTACTGCTGGTACACGCCAAGCGGCGCATTCGCCAGCACACTCCCCCACATCTCGGATCTGGCGACACTGCCATGGAAGTGGGTGGACTATCTGCGCAAGCCCGACAATATGTCGAACCCGAAGGAATTAAAGTGTTCGAATTCGAACACTTTAACCCCCTCGAATCCGAGGGAATACGACGACCGCATGTGCAAGGCCGTCAACACGTTCCTCAACAAGACGCTCGCCAACCCCGCTTCCAAAGGCTCAAGGCATGACACCACGCTGCAGGCCGTCTGGGCGTTGGTGAACTTCGCGCAGGAAGGCCATCGTGGAGCGCTCGACGCCATCAGCCAATTGAAGCCACGGTTCATCGCCGAGGTGGCCCCCGACCGTCAAGGCAAGGAGCGTGAGGCGGCACGCGAATGGGCCAGCATTCTCAGTGGCGCGATGGAGAAGGTCAACGGCGTGCAATCCCACTCTGATCCGTGCGAGCAGTCGAAAATCGAACGCATGACGCCCGGCGAGTTCGACGAACTCACCCAAAACGCGGCTGCGAGTCAAATGGAGGAAAGTCACCCGGAAGCAGTTCAAAACACTGGAACAATGCCGGTTCAAGCCGGTTCAACACCCGTCGCATCGGTTCAAAACGGTTCAATGGAAAGTCACGAGGCAAGTAAAAACGCCTCCTCCAGCTGGCAGTTCGAAGACCTCACCCAGCTCGCTTCCGGCATTGAACTGCCGCCCACGCCCACCGTGTTCCAACGAGAGGACGGCCAAGGCCTCTTCTATAGGGGCGCGGTCAACGACCTGCACGGCGAACCCGGCTGCGGCAAAAGCATGCTCGCCCAAATCGCCACCGCCCAGGAACTCAAACAGGGACATGACGTGATCTATATCGACTATGAGGATTCCGCCAGAAACGTCGTCAAGCGTCTCCTGCTGCTCGGCGTGACCGGCGAACAGATCGTGCAGCATTTACACTACGTGCGGCCCAGCGCCAAGCCGAGCAGCCCCACCAGCCTCGACGGCTGGAAGGAAACCCTCGACTACGCGGACACGGCCACGCTGGCCATCATCGACGGCGTCACCAGCTGCCTCGCCTACGCCGGCCTCGACAGCAACAGCGGTGACGACATCGCCGCCTGGTACAACACCATGCCACGACTCATCAGCGCCTGTGGGCCAGCAGTCGTGCTCATCGACCACGTCGTCAAAAGCAAGGACAACCGGGGCCGCTACGCCGGCGGCAGCATGCAGAAACTCGCACTCATCGACGGCATCAGCTACTCGGTGGACATGACCAAACCAGTCGGCAAGGGCGTGCGCGGCACCATCGTCATCAAATCAGGCAAGGACCGCATCAGCGAGATCGAGGAGCATTGCGCCGTCAGCTGGAGCAGCAACGGCAGCCACCTGCGCGAAGCCGCACGCATCGAAATCAACTCCACGGACCCGAAACTCATGCGCGTCACCATCGCACGACCGAACATGATGCCCAGCGAAGACCGACAGGCGAAACGCGACGACTTCCGACCCACCGGACTCATGGAGAAAATCAGTCAGCTCGTCGAGAACGCCATAGAGGAACCAAGCCAATCGGAACTGTTCGACGCCTTGAAATCGGATGGCTCCGGCGCCAAGACCGCGATTATGTCGAAAGCCATCAGACTGCTGCTGGAGGAGGGGTATGTGACGAACCGCGCCAGCAGACACAACCGCGCATGCTACCGGTCGGCACGCCCCTACCGGCAGATAGACGACCCAAAGTCGGATTCTTTCGTGGACCGTATGAGCAGGGAGGAGGTGAGCGAATTGGACGATGGGAACCACCTCGACATCTAGATTTTCCGTTTTTCCCGAACGTTTCCCAGCTCTTCCCAAAAAAACTGAGCCACCGAGACTAGCTCTTCCCCACACTCCCCGACCACACTACGTGTGTGGTCGGGTGTGGGAAAAGCTAAGGCTCGCCCCTCGGAAAAGCCCAAAAACACCCCTCAACAACACTAGATATTCCCTCAAAACCCAAGGAGACCAAAATGGCACTCACATTCAGAGAACAAGTCGAAGCGACCGCATGGGAGCTGTGCAACGGAGAAGGCACCGTGCCCGAATTGAGGAAGCGGTTCGACGCAGACCCCGAGACGCCGAACTTCGATCCGACCAAAGCATTGGAGATGCTGCATATCCTCCAGCTCATCAACTACAAGCGGGTCGCCTCGGCCGCCAACGGCAATCACGCTCGTTGCCACTACCTGAAAAAACCCGAATACGGACTGCTCACCTTCGACGAGCCGAAACCGGCACCCAAGGACGAGCGGGAACGGGAGACCCGCATCCAATGGGCCAAGGATTTCCGCCTCATCGCCGACTGGCTCGACGCGAACTGTTACACGACCGAAAGCGAGAAAGCATGAAAGAATCCGTCACCATCCAATACCTCTGCGAGGATGCTGACACCAATCTGGTCGAAACCATCCCAATCGCCTCCATCAGCATCGACCGGTGGAGTCAAGGCCATCCCGACCTGTTCAACCTCGACCAGAGAGGCCATCACGGCCGCCGTATGCTCAGCGTACTCATCACCGCCTGCGAAGCGGTGCTGCATGAAATCCAGGACATCAAATGGGAGGACTGACCCATGGCCGAACCGATTGACCTCACCCAACAAGCCCTCAACGCATTGGCCCCATCGGGGCTGGGCAACGACAGTCCGGCCGAGGCGTTCGTCATCGGCTATCGGAACGGATGGCAGCAAGCCGTCGACCTGTGCATACGAATCGAAACGGCACTCAACGACGAAACGGAGGAAACAAATGAGCATCATCGACCGTGAGATAGAAGCCCGGGAACAACGCGACCCCTCGTACGTCGACGCCGACTTGCAATGGGCATGGGCAAGAGGATACAAGGCCTGCGCAAACCGCGAAATCACCGAGGAGGAGATTGCCGCCGCCATGGACGAAACCCGAAAGTTCATCGCGCTTCCTGGCGCATGGCTGGAAAACATCATCAGAACCGCCTTCAACGCGGCGAGGAGAAAGGCGACGGAGGAATGAGCAGCCCCCGCGCCCGTGAGCGCAAGCCCCCATGGCTGCGCCAATTCATCCCGAAATCCAGTCCCCTCGTGGTCACTGTCTGCGAGGGGTGCGGCCTGTACATTATCCAGGATCGGGAGAGCGTGTGGGAGTCATGGGACTGCGGACTTGTGGAGGGTGATGACCTGACCGTGGCGATAATCCTCGGCCGCCCATTGACGCGCGTGGTCTGGCTGCCCTCCGTAGGACACCCATTGTTGCGCAGCACATGCGGCAGCGCGGGCATCATGCCGGACGGCCAGTATCTGGCCATGCACATGTGCCATCTCGCCCGGATAAGCGTCAAACCGTTCAAACCACCAAGCCGCGAGCGGCCGCCGGGCAAGCCGTGGGGCGGGCCGAAACTGTCGAAACAGGAGATAGCCGAATTCAAACGCATATGGGATATGTCGTACAGCCAGCTCAAGCATGAGAAAACCCCAGCCAACAAGGTCGGCCAGGGCGAGAAGCAAACACTATTCTAGCCGACCAGCCGGAAGGGGCTAACGTGAACTGCCAGAACTGCAAAACGATAACCGAAGGGGGATATTCACTGTGCGAGACGTGCGAACTGCGTTTCGCCGGCACGCTCCTGCGACTGGCGCGCGACGTCACGCCGTTGCATGACTCGTTGGACGCGACCCTGCATCCGGGCGGGCATTCGCCCACGCGAATCCAGACCGCCACTCCCCCGACTCCAATCAGGCTCGACGTGCTCGACCTGATCGACATGCTCGACGCCACGGCCCGTGAACTATGGCGTTGCCTCGACGGCATCGACGCACTCGACTGGCGCAAAGACAAACGCAACGAGGATCTGAAGGCCACGCTCATCGCATGCGCAGGCCACCCCAGGCTCGCCACGTTCGCGGACGCGGGCTTCTACATGCACGTCGTTGACGGCATCGCACGCAAAGTCGATGCTGCGCTGGACCCGCCGGAGCAACGCCGCGAGATAGGAACCTGCGAACTATGCGAGACCATGCTCACCGCTGGGGCAGCAGACCAGTGGGTGACATGCCTGGTCTGCGGGAGGGAACAGCGAGCGCAGACGGTTAAACTGCGTAGGCTCAAGACGTTGTGTTGGGATGATTCCAGGCGCGGGTCTGCGGCTGAGATAGCCAAGGCGTTCACGGACGCGGGAATCACCGTCAAAAGGCATACGCTCACCGTGTGGAAATCCCGAGGCAAGCTTGATGTCACGCCCCAAGGCATTTCATACAGCAGCGTCTACCGGCTCGTCATCAGTGGCGGACTTGACAAAGAGCTAACTGTGACCGCATAATGTCAGTGGATTAGTGTCGAAAAACCCAGCTCATGTGGCTGGGTTTTCGCGTATCTATGCTTTGTTTTTGCGTGGTCTCCCCCCTCCGACACCACGTCCCGGACGTTGAGCGTTCCATTCATCGATGGTCTCAGGCAACCAGCCGCGCGTGCGCCCTATCGTGGCGTCGGGCTCAGGGAGCTTGAGGTTGAGCAAGCCGCCACTGGTGATGCCAAGGCGTTCTGCGACCTGCTTGACGCCGAGATATTCAGTCGCCATTGCTTGCCCTTCCTGCCAGATAACCCAGCACGCCCGAGCACATTCCGAACACACCTGCCGGTACGCTCTGGGATGCGATGGCCAGCGCGAGGCTGACGACTCCGAACATGAGTGCGATGATTCCTATCTTGCCGTTCATGATGTTCCATGGAATAGTTGGGAGTGGAGCCGTGGCTCTGGATAGTACGATTATCCGGAATCCACGGCTCTTGTTACCGCTTGCGCCGTCTGTTCAGCGGCTTTCGCGGCTTGCTCTTCGCAATCAATGCGACGGCCACGGCGGCGATGGGTGCGAGTGCCGCACCCAATCCGGAGAGGAACTCCCCGATGGCCTTGAGCAGCTCCGCGATCTGTTCCATGTTCACCTCCTTTCCTTGGCTGACATATCTATAGTAACACAATAACTATAGATATGCAAGCCGAGGACACCAAGACACGCCAACGGACACAATGACTGCGAGGCACACATGAGCTGGCGAGTCTGCTCGACACCCGGATGCCCGAACCTCATCGAGACACCGGCACGCAAATGCGACGCCTGCACCCGAGCCCAACGGGACCGCACCCGTACCCGTGGACGCAACCCATACAACACCAAGGGACATCAATCGTTTCGCAGGCAGGTGCTCGCACGAGACCCATACTGCACATGCCCCGGCGACCCCGAGCACGGAGGCTGCGGCAAACACAAGGGGCTCTGCGGCAATCCAAGCACAATCGCGGATCATTATCCATACGAAAGAACCGAACTCATCGACATGCGACTCAACCCCAACGACCCGAAGTTCGGACGAGGCCTATGCAAACAATGCCACGATGTAAAAACCGGCAAAACAAGACCAGCAGGCTTCAACACCAGACAATAAACAGGAACACTGTGCATCACGACAAAAACAGCCGGCAACACCCCCAGGGGGGTGGGGTGACGACCACCCCGCTTGGACCGCCGGTGAGCTGTCTGTCGGGTGCGCAGGGTTCAAACATCGCTGGCGGGCCGCCGCGAGGGCGGTCTCGTCGATCTGTCGCTAGGGCGCAAGGCCATGACGAGAGGTGAACATCATGCCAAGTGGAGGCAAACGAGTACGCTCCGGGCCGGCCAAGGACCCGAACAGCGAGAAGAGCCGCAGACTCGGATACACATTGCAGAGCCTGCCGAACACCGAGTGTCGGATGAAGCCGCCGGAATGGCCCTTGGAGCCCGCCGATGACGAGCGCGTCCGCAAACTTGAGGCGGAGAAGTGGAAGTGGCTGTGGAAGCTGCCTCAGGCACGCGCCTGGCATCTGCCCCAGTTCAAGTGGATGATCCAGGAACTGGCGTTGTACGCGCGGCTTTCCACCGCATGCGAGATCGCGCCGGCACCCACGGCGTTGACCGTGCTGCTGCGCATCTCCGACCGCGTCGGCATGAGCGCCGCCGGATTGCAGGCATTAGGCTGGAAAATCGAAGCGGAGGCCGAGCGGAAGCCAGTCGATTCGGAGTTCACGCGCCGCAGGGCCAAGGAGCTGAACCAGGAATCAGCCGCCGAACGCTCTCCCATGGACGAGACGAAGCATGTGTACCAGCGTCGGATGAGCGGCAATGGCTGACGAGGATTCATGGCTCATCGACTTCCCCACGTTGGGGCATCTGGTGTGCGCATGGATCGAACGTCACTGCCGGCAGCCTGACGGCCCGTTGCGAGGCCGTCCGGTGGTGCTGTCCGACTGGCAGTACTGGCTGGCGGCGAACCGTTGGCGCATCCGCGAGGACGCCCCATATGTGCCGCCCGAGGAAGTCACCGTCGACAACCCGATGGTACTCAACCAGGCATTCGAATACCGCATGACGCTGACCGTCGGACCGCAGAAATGGGGCAAGGGGCCATGCACGGCGTTCTTCACCGCCGCCGAGGGCTGCGGGCCCACCATCTTCGATGGCTGGGCGCGAGAAGGCGACATGTACCGTTGCGCTGACAACGGTTGTCCGTGCGGCTGGGAGTGGCCGTACAATCCGGGCGAGCCGAAAGGCCGTCGGCATCCGTCGCCGCTCATCCAGCTGACCGCCAACTCCGAGGAGCAGGTGCGCAACATCTACCGTCCTCTCGTGGCGACGATCCTGCTTGGCCCGCTCAAGGAGCTTATGCGCGTGAGGGACACCTTCATCCGCATACTGCAGCCGGGGCGCGAAGGCGAGGCCGACGCCTTGGACTTGGACCGCATCGACGTGGTGACCGCCTCCGCGAAGTCCCGTCTGGGCAACCCGATCACGGACGCCGAACAAGACGAGGCCGGCCTGTACACGAAATCGAACGGCATGATAGCGGTCGCCACCACGCAGCGTCGAGGAGCCGCCGGCATGGGCGGCCGCACGCATGCGTGGACGAACGCGTGGGATCCGGGCGAGGACAGTTACGCGCAGCAGGTGTTCGAGAACGCCGAGGACGACGTGTTCGTGTTCTACCGGAACCCCGATCTGGCGAAATCATTGCGTCACCGCGACGGACGGCCGTTGGACTTCAATCTGAAATCCGAACGGTTGAAGATGCTCGAATACGTGTATCGCGGCTCACCATGGGTCGACCTGAACTCCATCGAATCGGAGGCCAAGGCGCTGATGAAGACCGACCCGACCCAGGCGGAACGGTTCTTCGGGAACCGTCTGGTGCAAGGCGGCGGCGCATGGCTCGAAGACGGACTATGGGAGAGCTGCTATGCCGGCGCATGAACTCTGGCTGCCGAACCCGCCAAAAGGCACACGCGTATGCGCGGGCTTCGACGGTTCGGAGAACGACGACTGGACATGCATCAAGATGGAGACCCTCGACGGGCTGATATTCACACCCCGATACGGGCCCGACCAGCGTGCGACCATCTGGAACCCGAAACAATGGGGCGGGCGCATCCCCCGCGCCGAAGTGTCCGCAGCATGGGCGGAACTCAACGACCGCTACAAGATAGAACGCGCCTACTGCGATCCCGGCTTCCGCGACGAACTGTCGTGGGAGTCGGAGATAGAAGCATGGGATCGCGCCTACGGGCCGAAGAAATTCATGCCATGGAGCATGTCGGGCAGCTCCCGCATCGGAGCCGTCTACGAGGCATTGCGCCGATTCGAGGCCGACCTGACCACACATCGCATCACACAGGACGGCTGCCCCGTCACCCGCACCCACATGATGAACGCGCGAAAGGTCGCCAAGACCCTGGAACGCTACGGGCTGGCGAAACCCCAGCAGAACAGGAAGATAGACGCCGCCGTGACCAGCGTGCTCGCCCACGAAGCCGCATGCGACGCGCGAGCCGCCGGCTGGGGCGCTCGCAAACACAATTACATGCTTACCGGATCATCGACCAGAAGGAGGTACTGATGGACTACAGCCAGCAGGAACTGTCCTCATTGGCGAACCGACTGGCCGATAAGATCCAGTTCCGTCGACCCAGCATCGGCACCCACACCGATTACGTCTTGGGCAAACGCGGCAAGCTCAAGTTCGCGTCCAAGGAATTCAAGCGCTACATGAGCGACCGGTTCTCCGACTTCTCCGACAACTGGTGCCTCCCCGTGGCGCAGGCCCCAGTGGAACGCATCAAGTTCAAGGGCTTCGTCCCTTATGATGACGTGAAGCTCGGCACCGGCATCATGAAATGCCTCGACCGCAACGACTTCGAACGCGGACTTCAGGAAGCCGCGCTGATGATGACCACCACGGGCCGCGCGTTCGCTTTGGTCACGCAGGTCGACGGCAGGGCCCGCATCACGTTCGAGCACCCGGACAGCGCCGCAGTCATCTACGATGCGCGCACCGGCCAGCCGTCAGCCGGGTTCCTCATCCAGCAGGGCGACGACAAGGAGTACGGCACCCTCATGCTGCCCGGCTGGACGGTCAGCATGGAACGCAAGAAGATGCTCGATCTGACCGACCAGCGCGTGCCGCCCGACGTGTACGGCTGGAAGATGAATGACCCTCAGCCCACCGGCCTGGACACGATCCCCCTGCGCGAGTTCCGCAACCAGATGCTATTGGACAATGCGCCGATCAGCGACATCGCACACGTCGAATCGATGCAGGACACGGTCAACGTCGTATGGGCCTACCTGCTGAACGCATTGGACTACGCCTCACTGCCGGCACGAGTCATCCTCGGCGGAGACCCGCTCGTCGAGCCCGTCTACAACGAGGAGGGACAGCAGGTCGGCGAAAAGCCCATCGAACTCGACAAGCAGGTGCTGGAGCGCATCTACCAGTTCACCGGCGACAACGTGAACCTGGGCGAATGGTCAAGCTCGAACCTGAACGTGTTCATCCCGGTCATCGAGAAGGCCGTGGAGCATATCGCCGCCGAAACACGCACCCCCGGCCATTACCTGCTGACAAACGCGGAGGTTCCCGCCACAGGCTACGAGGTCGCCGAAGCCGGCCTCGTATCCAAGACCATCGAACGCATCAGCTTCCTGAAATCCCCCATCCGCGACATCTGCAGCATCGCCATGCGCTACGAAAACGACGTGGCTGAGGCGGACATCATCGCCGACTCCAAGGTGCAGTTCGCGACCCCGCAGTATCGCAGCGAAACCCTGATGGCGGACGCGATGCTCAAATACAAGCAGCTCGGCTTCCCGATCCAATGGGTCGCGGAGCAGATGGGGCAAAGCTCGGACGAGGTGCAGCGCATCATGCGCATGCGCGCCGACGAGATGGCCGACCCCGAACTCGAATCGTTGAACCGTGCCCTGCAGATCGGAGGCGCTGATGGCGGTCGAATCGCAGGTGCTGGCCTACAGCCAGAAACGGCTGGCGACGTTGGAGCTGACGGCGGACAGGGCCGCTCGCAGAACATGGAACAGGGTCGACGCCAATAACATCCAGGCGTCGTGGAAGTCGATAAGCCGCGACTTCCTCACCCTGTTCTCCACGATCCAAACCAAGTCCGCCGAAACGGCCATCGACGCGAGCGGCATGATGCTCGCCGAACAGGGCGTCTACATCACGCCACACGCCTTGGCCAACCCGAACGCATTCGCCGGTTGGGCACCGTCCGGCCTCGACATCGCATCCTACTTCCAATCCCCCGTGTTCGCCGCCCTGTACGCGATACGCACCGGCAGCTCCCCGTTGGAGGCATTGGAATACGGACGCAACCTGCTGGTAATGCTTACCTCTCTGGCGGTCATGGACACCGCCCGCCAGGCGGAGTCACTGGACATCACCAGCCGTCCCAAGGTCGGCTACATCCGCGTCGAATCCGCCACCTGCTGCGACCGATGCATGCTGCTGGCCGGCAAATGGTTCCGCTTCAACGAGGGGTTCCTGCGCCACCCCCACTGCCACGGCCGCCACGTGCCCTGTAGCCAGGGCATGGCCAAACAACAGGGGTGGATCAGCGACCCCATGGAGGGTTTCAAAAGCCTCTCCCGTGAGGAGCAGGACAAGCGCTTCGGCGCGAATTACGCGCAGGCCATCCGCGATGGCGCCGACATCTACCAGGTCGTCAACTCGAAACGCGGCATGCAAAGGGTGGGCAAAGGCTATACGGCGCTGACCACCAGCGAGGGCACCACACGATACGGGTGGGCCAGCATGCAATACGCGCAACAGTCCGGCCGGAGGATGAAACGCCGCCTGTCCATCGACGGCATCTACTCGCTGACCGGAGGCGACCGGGAGAAGACCATCTCTGCGTTGAAGGCCAACGGCTACTACGTGGACAACGACTGGCGCGGCAAGGTGCCCGAGATCCGCAAAAGCATGTGGCTGCACGACAACACGTACCGGCAGGGGCGCGTCGAACTGTTGACCGCCGCCGAGAAGCGCGTACAGACCGCGAAGCTCCGCTACGAGGCCGTATTGGAGGGCCGCAACCCCAACGATGGCCGCATGCCCCTCACCCCCGAAATCGCGGCCCAGTGCGAACGCGAATACCGCCGATGGGTCACCTCCGGCGGCCAGATTTTCCAGCAATGATCCAGCGAATCGAAAGGGAAGAACATGGATCCCGCAAACCAGAACCAGAATTCGGACGACAACAAGGCCAAGAAGCCGGAGAACACCGGCGGCGAGGATTGGCAGTCGAAGTTCGAGGGCCAGCGGAAAGTCAACCGCGACCTCGAAAAGAAACTGAACGAAGCCTACGCCAAGGCCGACAAGGTAGACGAACTCGAAAAACAGATTGCCGCCCTGCAGGGCAAGGAGGCCGAATACGAGGCCGCCAGGAAGGAACAGGCCGTCAAGGACGAGGCCCTTGCCGCCGCCAACCAGCGCATCCTCAAGGCCGAAGTCCGCGCCGCAGCCAGCGGCAAGCTCGCCGACCCGGCCGACGCCCTGCGCTACCTCGACCTGTCCAAGTTCACCGTCACGGATGACGGAAGCGTGGACAGCCAGGCCATCGCCAATTCGATCGGCGAACTGCTGGAACAGAAACCTTATCTCGGGAAAGCCGAGCAAGCACCCTCGGGTGCGAACATCACGCCGCCCAGCGGAACACGGGACGGCGACCGCCATCAGGGTCAGCTTACCCGAGACGACCTGAAAACCATGAGCCCCGCAGAAATCGTCAAAGCCCAACAGGACGGGCGACTGAAGGACCTGCTCGGAGCCAACTAAACGGAAGGAGGCCTTAAATGGCCATCACCAATTTCATTCCCGAACTGTGGAGCGCCAACATCCTGCTGGAACTCCAGAAGAACCTCGTCTATGGTTCCGCAGTGAACCGCGACTACGAGGGCGACATCGCCAACTACGGCGACACCGTGCACATCACCGGCATCACGCACATCAGCATCGGCGACTACACGGCCCACACCGACATCACCATCGAACCGGCCACAGACAAGGACGCCGGCGAACTCGTCATCAACCAGAGCAAGTACTTCGCGTTCGAAATCGACGACGTGGAGAAGCGCCAGGCCATGAACAACCTGACCGCCGCATATTCCCGGGACGCCGCCTACAAGCTGCGCGACCTGACCGACCAGTACCTGGCCGGTCTGATGGCAGCAGGCGCGAAGAGCAAGCTCGACCCGATTTCCGGCGCCACCGCCACCAAGGCGTACGACACCATCGTGGATCTGGCCACCGCATTGGATAAGCAGAGCGTGTCCGACGCGGGCCGTTGGGTCATCGTCACCCCGGACTTCTACGGTCTGCTGCGCAAGGACAGCCGTTTCGTCGCTGGCGCCGAGTCCGCTCATTCCACGCTGCTTAACGGAGTCGTCGGCGAGGCCGCGGGCATGACCATCCTCAAGTCCAACAACGCTCCCGCAGCCAAGGGCGGCTCCACCCAGTCTCCGACCGATGAGGGCAACGTCATCATCGCCGGCACCAACGCGGCCACCACGTTCGCGGAGCAGATCGCCAAGGTCGAGGCCACCCGCAAGGAGAAGGGCTTTGACGACATCGTCAAGGGGCTGCACCTGTACGGCGCGAAGGTCGTGCGCCCCGAAGCGCTGGCCACCGTACACTTCAAGGTGGGCAAGTGATGGCCGGCAGCTATGAGGCCATGCCCTACTTGGGCGAAGCCGAATAACCGCATAGGGGGTGACTCATGGACACGCTGGCAACGGTCAAGGACCTTGATTCATACGGCATCGAATACGCGGACGAAAAGCTCGCGGGCAAGCTGCTCGAATCGGTTTCCGCAGCGGTGCGCGACGCCGCAGGGTGCCCCATCACACGCGGCGAATACACGGTGACCATCCCCGGCGAAACCTCACGCAGGCTCGACCTGCCCATGCGCCCCGTGATTTCCGTGAGCCGCGTGCTCATGGACGGCGAGCAGACCGGTGATTGGAAGCTGCTCGGCAACGCCCTGTACAGGGAAAGCCTGTGGAGCCTGCCGAACATGGTCCCCTGTTCCGTCACCGTCACCATGCTCGCCGGCTATGACCCGGTTCCCCCGGACATCGTGCGCCTCGTGTGCAGCATGGTCGCAGCCGGACTCGTCCAGCAGTCGAACGGCGGCCCCGGCGCTCACCGCGACGAATCGTACGCGCGAATCGACGACGTGCAGATCGGCTACCGTCAGGGCGACTCCGAGATCATCGACGCACTCGAACTGCCGGAGGGCACGAAACGAGCCCTCCGCAACAGGTTCGGCATGCGAGGCATCGCCATAGGGGTGTTCCGATGAACGTGCAGCATATCCTCAACCGAGGCCGACAGCTCGCCGAATCGTTGATGACCGACCAGTGCCGCGTCACCCATATGGGCAAACCGGTCACCGACCCCGAAACGGGACTGGTGGGACCGGCTGCGAACACCGTGTATGAGGGCAAGTGCAAGGTGCAGACCTCGGGTGGTCTGGCTGCCGAGAACACGGAGGGTGGCATCGTCGAAGCGTTGGGTGCCGTCACTCCCGTGTGGAGCATGTACGTGCATTTCCCCTACGGCACCATGGGTTTATTGCCGGGTGACGTGTGCGAGATAACCGAGGCCGATGACCCGAATCTCAAGGGCAGGAGGCTCCGGTTGTTGAACATGCAGTCCGAGAAGACACACTCCACCGCATGCCGGTGGAATGTGAAGGAGGTGGGCAACAGCAATGAGTGACATCACCATAGACGCTTCGGAGCTGACCGCGTTCGGCCGTCGTGTCGCCGCCGCGCACGCCAAAGCCTCCATAGCGGTCGCGAAGGCGGTGAAGAAGGGCGCGCAGAACGTCAAGGAGTCCATTCAGGAGGACGTTGCCGGTTCCGGCAACGCCGGCATCCGCAAGGTGCAGGTCGCCTACGAGCTGGGCAGTACCGGCACCACTGTGTACGCGGACGTGAGCCCCCGCGACGGCGGGGCCTCCGACTTGGCCAACATCGCGTTCTTCGGCACCGCGAAAGGCGGCGGAACCCACGCTTTTTACGAGCATGCGGAGACGGAGCTTCCCCCGCTCGCCGAATACGTGGCCGACGCCGCCGACGACATGCTGATAGGAGCCATCGGATTATGAGCGTCATGGACCTGACCAATGCGGTTCTCGATCTGCTGCCCTCCATGCCGTCCGGCGTGAAGGTGTACAGGCAGGAGGAGCCGCTGGAGTCGGAGATGCCGCCGTGGATCATCGCGCACGTCTCCACCGACCGTCATGTGGCGGCGGAGACGATGCGGTTCACCGCCCACTCCGCCCTGCTGGAGGTTCGCGCCGTCAGCACCACCGCCGACAGCGTGAACATCTGGTGCGACGACATGCTGATCCCCGCGCTGGCGAACCGCTCCCCCACCCGGCCGCCGGGCTACACGGTCGGCCAGCTCACCCTGTACGAGGATTCCGGCGCATACCCGGCCGGTCTGACCGCCGACGACACCGCGCGCCGCTACCAGGTGCGCGTCCTGAGGTTCCGATTCACGTGGAGCCGACCATAGTCAACCAATCATTTACCAAAAGCCTTCAACGCCACCCCATACGGGGGTGGCTTTTGCTTTAAGGAGCGCATCATGACCCTGAAACTGGGTACAGAGATTCCCGGCACCAGTGCCGAGGGCAACATCACCACCATCTGGGTGCCGGCGATCAAGAACATCAAGGCCCCGACCATCATCGAGCTCGAGGCCGGCACCGACATCTCGAACTACGTCATGCTTGGCGGCTGGAGCTTCGACCCGTCGCAGGACACCGTGTCCGACCAGCGCGAGAACACCGTGCAGGACTTCGGGGCCCCCGGCCGCAAGAGCGCCGGCGACATCAGCATCGAGGTCATCGACAACACGAACACGGAGCACAAGGAACAGAACGAGGCCGTCACCCTCATGCACGAGGGCGCGTCCGGCTATATCGTGCGTCGCCGCGGCATGGCCACCGACGCGCCATTGGACTCCGGCCAGAAGCTCACCGTCGTGAGCGTGAAGTGCGGCGAAAAGAAGGTCATCAACCCGGATGCGAACACCATGATCCGCAGTCAGATCCCGCTGTTCGCTCAGGCTCCCGGCTGGGAGTCCGAGACCGCCGTGCTGACCGCAGCCTGACAAGTTCTTCCGTGCGGGGATTCTAAGCCTTTCTGGCCCCGCACAGGCATTCTCTCTTCTCTCTCTCAGAAAGGTTTTCAGACTTTCAGAAAGGGATAATCATGGCTTTGGAAGTGAAGCGCAAGCGCGTGGACGTCGACCTCATATTGGATCAGGAGAAGGCCGAACAGGTCGCCGCATTGGGAGCCGACCTGGAACGCGCCATGGCGCAGCATGTGACCGAGGGCGGCAACGCCGCCGCCAAACGCATCGCCGAACAAATCGACAGGCTGCGCGACGAGGTGAAGGACGACACCGTCCGCATCACCCTGGAGGCGCTGCCGCTCTCCCAGTGGCGTCAGGTACTCGAGGCGAACACCGTCACCGAGAACGGCGTACCGAAACAACACATCGAGGACATCTGCGCCGACGCCGTCAGACTCATGGTCAGGAAGACCGTGCCGGAAACCCCCGTGGAAGAGCTGGCCAACGTCATGACCGAACTGTCCGACGGCCAGATCAGCCCTATCTGGTACGCGATCCGTGACCTGAATGCGAAGCTCATCGACCCAAAAGACGCACTCGAATCAGCCTCGCGGATAATCCGCAGACAGTAAGGGAACTGCGAATCTGCCAGAAGCTCGGCATCAGCTACAAGCGTTGGCTCGGCTGGGAACCGTCGTATCGGGTGGAAAGGGACGGGCATAGGCGCATCACCGGCTACACGCCGGAAACCGAATGGGATGCGACCGAACGCGAATGGATGCTCGCACTCGACGAATACGAGCGCACGCTGTGTCCGCGCTGCGGGATGCCCGTCAGCATATGCCACGACGAGCTGGCCCCCACCAAATACGCGAGCGAGGTCGGCGTCTGTCAGATTGACCTGATGCGCCGCATCGGGCTCGAAGAATACCGCAAGGACCATTCCGCGGAATCCGCCACGAAACTTGACTCACTGACCGTGGGCATCAACCCACGATGATCCGACAGGAGGATATGCCATGGCCGGTGGCCTGAACCGCAACATCACCGTCCGCCTGCTCGCGGACACCAGCAATTTCACCGCCGGCATGGCCAAAGTGTCCGGCGAAAGCCAGAAGACCGCGACCACCATGGAAGCCGCCGGAGGCAAATCGAAGCTCATCACCACCGGCATCGCGGCGGCCGGTGTCGCCGCCACCGCGCTGGGCGTGGCCGCTGTCAGGATGGCGGCGGACTTCGACGCCAGCATGTCGACGGTGCAGGCCAACACCGGAGCCAGCGCAGATGAGATGAATCAGCTCCGTCAGGCCGCCATCGACGCCGGCGCCGACACCATATACTCGGCCACCGAATCCGCCGACGCCATCAACGAACTCGGCAAAGCCGGCCTATCGACCTCGGATATTCTCTCCGGCGGTTTGAGCGGCGCATTGAACCTCGCAGCGTCCGACGGCATGGCCGTAGGTGACGCCGCCGAACTCATGGCCACCACCCTCAAACAGTTCAACCTGACGGGCGCCGAATCCACTCAGGTGGCCGACGCGCTGGCGGCCGGCGCAGGCAAGGCCGTCGGTTCCGCCCATGACCTCGGCCTCGCATTGAATCAGGCGGGTCTGGTGGCCAACAGCATGGGCGTCAGCATGCAGGAGACCACCGGCACGCTCGCCGCGTTCGCCAACGCCGGCATGATAGGCAGTGACGCGGGCACCAGCCTCAAGACCATGCTCCAACGACTGGCCAGCCCCACCGACAAGGCGCAGACCCTCATGGACGAGCTCGGCATCAACGTGTACGACGCCAACGGCGAATTCATCGGCCTTGCCGGTGCCGCAGGCCAATTGCAGAACGGTTTGAGCGGCCTGAGTCAACAGGAACGCAATGCCGCGCTCAACACCATCTTCGGAGCCGACGCGGTGCGAGCCGCGAACGTGCTCTACAAGGAAGGTGAAAGCGGCATAGCCGACTGGACCGACGCGGTAAGCGAATCCGGTTTCGCCGCCAAGCAGGCCGCCGCCAAGAACAACAACCTGAAAGGCGACTTGGAGAACCTAAGCGGCTCGTTCGAATCCCTCATGATCTCTTTGGGCGAGGGCGGTCAGGGCCCATTGCGCTCGGTCGTGCAGATGCTCGACACGCTGGTGGACGCGTTTAGCCAACTGCCAGCGCCCGTACAGCAGTCCATCGTGCTGCTGACCGCGTTGGGTGGCGGCTTCACCGCCCTGCACTCCGCCATGGCACCGTTGAACGCCAGCAGCTCGCAGACGGCACGGAACTTCGGCCTGATGCTGGACCCGTTCCAGCGGGCCATCACCGCCGCACCACTACTCAAGGACGGCATCATCCAGCTCGGCACATCCATGCTCGGCACGTCCACCAACGCCGGCACGCTCGCCAACGGCCTGACGCGAGGCCAGACCGCAATGAACGGCATGAAAAGCATCGGCAGCGGACTGTTCGCCGCCTTGGGCGGCCCATGGGGCATCGCCTTGACGGTCGCGGGCGCGCTGCTTGTGGGGTTCGCCCAATCCGCGCAGGACGCTAAAGCCAATATCAAGGAATTCTCCAGCGCAATCGACCAGTCCGGGAACACCGTCGAAACACTCATCAAGAAAATCGCCAGCGGCGAGGACAAGACATGGGATTTCGGAGACAAGTTCGCCACCGGCTTAGGTTCTCTTGGAGACGCACTCGACAAAGCCGGCATCGAATACAGCACGTTCGCAAAGGCCGTCAACGGGTCCAAGGAAGCGCAAAAACTGTTCAACGAACAGCTGAAAAACGCCGAAAACAACATGTCCATCATGGAGACAGACAGTATTCGAGACAGTTACAATAAGCTCTCCGACCAGGTCAGCAAAGCCAAGGAACAGGTCAGCAAAACCAATGAGGAAGTCGCCAAGGCGGGAGCCAGCGGAGACACGGCCGCCGAAGGCACCAACAACTACGCCGACAGCACCGACAACGCCACCACAGGCACCAAAGACCTCTCCGACGCCATTGACGATCTGGTGAAAGGCTTCCTCAGCCTACCGGGAACCTACCTGACCACCGATCAGGCCATCACCAAGCTCAATCAGGAAATCCTCAACCTCAACGGCAGCATCCAGGAAAACGGCCGCGTATTCGACGAGAGCGGCAACGCCCTCCAAGGCCACGAAAAACAGGCATACGATTCACAATCCGCCTTGCAATCCCTGGCATCCACCGCACAGGACACCGCTCAAAAAATCATTGAGGAAGGCCAGGCCAACGACGATGCTGCAGCAGCAACCCAACAAGCCGGAGACAAACTCGAACAGGCCCGCAAAGCCTTCATCGAAAACGCCCTCGCCGCAGGCATGAGCGAACAGGCCGCAGGGGCGCTCGCCGACCGTTATGGCCTGACACGTGGGCAGGCGGATACGTTACGTCAGGGCGTCGAGAAGCTGAGCAATGCCGCCGCCAAGGGCATCGACCTGAAAATCAAGATCACCGATGATGCCAGCAAGGCGCTCGATGACGTGAAATTGAAGGCCGAGAAAATCGATGACAAGACCGTGCGCATCAGCGGCGACAACACCGACCTGATGCAGAAGATCGCAGACGCCACCGGAGCCACCATCGACCCGAAAACCGGCAAACTCGATCTGGACAAGACCCAGTTCGATTATGCGATGGCCATCGCCGCAGGTGCCACCATCGACCCGAAAACCGGGTTGCTGCAGGGGGACAACAGCGACATGCTGGCCAAGGTGGCCGAAGCGAACGGCTGGACCATCGACTCGAAAACCGGCTATATCTATGCAAACGACGATCAGGCCATCGAAGTGCTCCAAGGCCTGAACAACATGCAGATCGCGGACAAATGGTTCACCATCCATGGCAAATACGAGGATTCCTCAGGCGGCACGTATTCCAGCAGCGGTTATCGCCCGAAGGGCGCGATGGGCAACATACCAACCGGCAAGACCGGCGGCCTGTTCACCGGTTATGGGGTTTCGATGCGCGGCTACGCCACTGGCGACCGCGTCATCGAGGGCCTCCTGCCAGGCAAGGCCACCACTACGGGCGGCGACAACATCACGTTGGCGAACGCGCGAGTCAAGAGCGGCGAATTCGTGTCCAATGTGAAATCCGTCGCATATTATGGCGCCGACACATACGCGGCCATGAACCGCCGGCAGATACCCAAGGAATCGTTCTCCGGCCGGGATATCGACGTGAGCGGCGTCATCGAGGAGATACGTTCCTTCCGCGAGCAGATCGGCCCAATCATCAGCGCGTATGCCCCGCAACTCAGCAAACGCGACTTACAGCGGCTCACCAAGGAGGTTTTGCGCACATGATGCACACGCTCACCTACACGTCAAACCGCGCCGGAACCGTGATTGATCTCGCCGACCCGGAGGGAATCATGTGCGGACAGATCCTGGAGCTACGCACCCGCACGTGGGAGTTCGAGCTCGGCTACCGGTCATTGCATGCCACGCGGCCCGCGAAGACCGTCAAGGTCACCGGGCTCGTCTACGGTATCCCGGCGCTCGAAAAGGCCGAGGAACTGTTCGACGCGGACATGTACGCCTACCTCAACGATGCCGCGAAACCCGGCGTCATCACGGTGGACGGATGGTCACAGACCTGCCTCGTGGTCGGCCACGAACCTGACTACACGTCACCCCTGCTCGTGCGCGGCGATTTCACGGTCGCCTTGCTTGACGGGGTGTGGCACAAACCGGTCAGGCAGAGCTTCAGCCGGTCGACGGCCCGCTACAACAGAGGCAAGGACTATCCCTACGACTATCGCTACGATTACGCGCCGACCCGCAACGTCAGCAGCATCGACAACCAATCCGCCCTGCCCTCGCGGATGAGGCTCACCATTTACGGGCCGGTCTCTACGCCGAGCATCATCATCGGCGGCAACAAGGTGATAGCCGACGTGAGCGTCCCATCCGGCGGCTACCTCATCATCGACGGCACCGGCTCACCACGCACGGCCGTGATGGTCGCCGCCAACGGCGACATCACCAACGTGTTCGACAAAACGCATCGCGACCAGGCCTCCAACGAATACGCGTTCGCCACCCTCCCGCCGGGACTGCAGCAGGTCTCATGGGATGAATCGTTCGGGTTCGACGTGGAGTACTGGTTGGAGCAGACGGGACTGCCATGGACCTGATCTGGACCAATACCGCTCACGTGCCGCAGGGCGAACTCGTCTCTCCCGCACTCGACCTGCAGTACGGCGACGAGCAGAATGATTTCGAACTCACTCACTCCACCCCCGGACTGCTGCTCTCCGACGGCTGCTACATCGGGGCGGAAGGCACCGAGTTCGGAGGCCGCGTCGACGCGGTGCGTATCACTGTGGATGACGGGCATGCCCTGTATACGCTCACCGGCCGCACATGGCACGGTTTGCTTGCGGGCAAGATCCTCCAACCCGACTCCGGCGCCGACCGGCTCACGGTCTCCGGCGACGCCAACAACATCATCCGCACGATAATCAGCCGGATCGGACTGTCCACGGTGTTCGACGTGCCCTCGGAAACGAGCGGCATCACCCTCAGCAACTATTCGTTCCGCCGGTACATTACCGCGTGGGACGGGTTGCGCATGATGCTCACCGCGCAGGGAGCCAGACTCGACCTGACCTACACCGCTGGACGCTGCCGGATTCGCGCGGTCGCCGCCGACACGTACGGCGACGCGGACAGCGACCAGCGCATCAGTTTCGAGGCGCAACGCATCTGGACCCAAGTCAACCACCTCACGGGCCTGGGCAAAGGCCAGCTGCGCAACAGGGCGCGCAGCGACTGGTATGCGGATGCGTCCGGCAACATCTCCCAGACCCAGACTCTGACCGGCGACCGGGAGATAGCTCAGATCTACGAGCTCACATCCTCCGAAGGCGCCGAATTGTCCGACCAGACCAGGGACAAGCTCAAGGACATGTGGAAACAGGGCACCGTCGATTTGACGATCCCCGAGAACCTTGGCCTGCATATCGACGACCATGTGCGCGCCTACGATGCGCTGACCGGCGTCAGCGTGGACAGCCCCATCGTGCGCATCACCGTCAAACTCGCCAACGGCACACCAACCATCCGATACGAAGCCGGCCAATACAGTTGGCCCGATGAACAAGACTAAAGGAGCATCATGCCGAAACAGCCCAACATCACCCTCTACTCCTGTGATCGGCCTTCGTGCGTCAACAAGGAATACGTGTTGCCCAACGCGACGGCCAGCCCCAACTGGCACGAGGTCACGCGCGTCGACCGCAACGGCAACCAGAGGAAAATCCTTTTTTGCGAATCCGACTACCAGCAGTACCTACAGTTGGCCGAAAATCAGGACAAGGATTATGACCTCTGGCTCAACAAGTCCCTCAACGCGGAAGGTAAGTGATCATGGCAACAAATCTGCTTGTAACCGGCTCGCACGGCGGCGACGACCCGCACGTGGAATCGAAGCATGACGCGCTCATGCACGCCGCCATGCTCGGTCGAGGCGGATACATTTTGAAAACCCGGAATTGGACGATGAAACCGACGGCGAAGGATGCGAACAACATCACCATCCCAGCATGGGACCTCGTGGTCGAGGGCCGGCAGATCTACATCGCCGCGCCGACCGACGTGAACATCCAATCCGGCTCGCAAGGGCAAAAACGACGCGATCTCATCGTGGCCCGGTACGCGTTGAACTCAGGCACCGGCGTGGAGACGGTCACCCTCGAAGTCATCAAGGGCAGGCCCAGCGCGGCCACGCCCGCGGATCCGGGCATCGAGACCGGCAGCATCATCGGCGGGGCCATCGTCTCCGACCTGCCCCTCTGCCGCGTCAACCTCGACGGCATCACCATCACATCGATTGACACGCTGGTCAATGTTATGCAGCCCTTGGAGGATGTGTGGGATTCCCTAACCCAG